CTAGCTCTATTTCACATTCTTTGCCCTCAAAATCGTATTCTATGGGTTCGTCGGGTGCGCATACTAACTCTATTTGTACCATGTCCATTGGAGCCATGCCTATCTCAAAATCCTCACTACCTACCAATAGACTATCTAGGTTTATTGACCGTACTTGATAATCGTCCAGGGCAAGGTCGGGGAAGGTTATGCGACTTTTAAAGTCTGGTGATGGACTTGCTATAGCGGTTTTGAACTCTTCACTTACGGTTTGCACTCTCTTCCCCTACCTTTCTATAAAATTCATACTAAGACCCTCCCATTGGGTTATCCCATTAACTTCTGAATACATAGGCATCCGTCTATCGCCCACATAAAAGGTCTTGGTAAGTCGTTTTCCCTCCATGGGATCAGGGTATTCTACTTGAAAAAAAGGGTTTTTTACAGCTTTCAAAATTAATGACATTTGGGCATTTTTTTGAGCCGGCCACTGGCAATTTAGTTTTCGTTTAGTAGCTATCCTGTTTCTAATTAAATCCCCTTTAGCGTTACGAGTGGTTTCATCGTCAATATCCATAATATCTACAGAAAACTCGGAAGGGTCGGGAATAGCTACGCCGTTTATCTTTAATATCGCCATGCCTACACCTCCACTGTCACATTACCTGTTTGCTTGTTGTACTTATTTATCGCCAATTTAGAAATCCTACCGAGTTCTAATTCCCCAACCTTTAAAACAACATCTCCGGAAGAATTACCTTGCCCTAATACTTTACTTACGGCCTTTGCTACACCTTCCGATACTGCGGTTACAATTTGGTCGTTATTAGCTACCGCCGTTCTTCCACCAATAGAACCCACTAACTCGGGTCCAGATTCTCTAGCAAGAAAGAGTTGCCCTTCCTCAACAAAACCGCCACTCTCATACCGGCGGATTCTAGGTGCTTTCCAACTCCAAGAACCCCCACCTAGGAATTGAGGTATTTTGAAATTAAAATCTAATTTGGAAATAATATGTTCATTTATTGCATCTATGAGAGTATTTACAAAATTCCTAACACTTCCCACGGTCGTTGAAAGTTTAACTTTGAAATCTATTGTGCGGTCTTTAAAGTTTGAAACCAAATTGTTCCAATCTGTCCTCAAATCTGACCATTTAGTAGCGACCCGACCTTTAAAGTCAACTACTTTCCCTTGGATGTTTATCAAAAGGTTGTTCCAGTCGGTTCTTATATCCGCCCATCTAGTAGCGACCCGACCTTTAAAGTCAGCTACCTTATCTTTTATATTGATAGTGAGTTCTTCCCACCTCGCCTTTATATCTACCCACTTTGTAGCGACCCGACCTTTAAAGTCAGCTACCTTATCTTTTATATTGATGGTGAGCTCTTCCCACCTTGCCCTTATATCTTCCCACTTTGTAGCAACTCTAGCCTTAAACTCAACAACCTTGTCTTTAATGTTTACTGTGAGAGCATCCCATTTTTGTTTAAGATCGGACCATCTTGTGGCGATTTTAGCCTTAAACTCAACAACCTTGTCTTTAATGTTTACTGTGAGTTTTTCCCAATGGGGTTTTAAATCGGCCCATGTGGTGGCGATAACCGCTTTAATATGCACTATGCCCATATCAAAGTGTTCGGCGATGCGTCCCCACCAGTTCGACCATAGTTCAGACAATGTTTCACTGTCCTTCGTTATATCATACAGATCATCCCACAAATCACCGTACAACCATTTTGCTATTTTTGTTGTCCAAAGATCCGCTTCGAAAAAACCTAAAAAATAATTTTTCATCCCAGTGAAAAGGCGATCCTCATCTACCGTGAAAAGCCCCGCTATCATATCCCAATAACCGACGCCCATTTGTCTAATTTCTTCCCAGTTTGTTGCAATAGAGGTTACTGTGATTGTTAACACTACCCCGATAGGTATAGCCCACCAACCCACGCCCAACGCCTTAGCGCCCAATCCCACTAAACCGCCTCCGACGGTACTTAAGAGTAAGGACGTTAGGCTAGTATTCCCCCATTTGCCTTTCATGATAGCTTTAATGTTTTCGGTTATTAATGTGACGCCGGCTACAGCCAACGTGACACCCAACGCGATTCGCAACGCCCCTTGTTTTTGTAATAAACCAAGGTTAGAGAAGAAGTCCAACACTCCTTTAGCTATTTTCCATGTTAATAACGTTAACCCGATAGTTTTAGCCACCAATAACACATAGTCGAAATTATCTCTTACGAAATTTATAACCGGTTGAAGTTTTTCGTATATTCTATCTACAAGTTCATTCACCTTGTTTTGTGCGTCGCCTAAAAAATCATAATCGTATATGGAAGGGTCTATTTCAAACCCCCCACCGCCACCGATACCGCCTCCGGAACCTATTCCACCGGCCCCTGTATCTTTAGGTAGTATGTTTATCTCGTCAAAACCCATTAATATATTTTTTAATTTTTTAGCGGCACCAGTAGCGCTCTCGAAACCGTCCTCGGTCTCGTCTAATAGCGGAGGTAGTTCTCCTAATCCCGAATAATCTATTTTAGGCAATTCAAACCCGAACATCGCCGCTAATGCCCTCGCAGCATCAGTAAGTACTCTAACAAAAGCCTGTAGATAAGGTAAAACCTTCATCAGTAAAGGAATTATCATGTTTCCTAATTCTCTCTTGAACAATTGCAACTGTTGATTTAGAATCCTCATAGCGTTAGCTGGGGTATGAATCTCCCTTGCAAAGTTCCCTAGAATACCCTGCCTTTTTGCAGTTTCCATTAGTTGTAGATATCGTATTTGGGATTTTTCATATTGGGTCATGGTTTCGACATTCGCTTCTATCCCGTGTCTAAGAGCGGCTAATTTCAAAGTAGCTTCCGACATATCGAATCCCCATTCCCTCATAGGCCGAGGTTGACCAGCCAAGGCGCTTTGTAGTTTCTGCATAGCCACTTCATAATTAACATTAAAAACAGTAGCCAAATCATAACCTAACTGTGTTAGATTCTTAGACATAATCGTTGCCTTGTCTGCCGCTATACCGAAACCAGTAGCCATGTTATGAAACACAGCCTGGAACCTAATCCATTCGGAAGGATCTATCCCGAAAGCATCATGTACTTTATTTGCGAACTCTAACGCTTCGTCGCTTGCCCCACGCATAGTAACCCTAAACAAGTTAAGATTCTCTACATAATCGTTAGATTCTTCCACCCATTCACCCATACTTCTAGCTACCCGACGTAAACCAAAATATAAAGCTATGATTTGAAATTTTACCTTACTTATACTGATTCCTAGTGAGTTATAACTAGCCCCGAGTCTTTTATTAGAAGATTCTAGTTTATTGTTTTGCGATATAATCCGCTGAATCTTCGTTGGAAAAGCGCTAAACCCTGCGGCAACCTTATTCATCTCTTCCGCTAAAGGTTTTACAGCATTTACCACTCTTTCGATTTGAGCGCCTAGAGCATCCATATCAACCTTCGACAATTGCTCCATAATCTCGGGTAATTTTCTAAGTTGATTTAACATACTGCCCAATGTCGATTTTCCGAGAGTTGTTAAAGGTCTTAAAGCTTCTACCAGTTTTAAAATATTATCTGCAGCTTTCGTGTCCTGAAAAACAACGTCTAGTTGTTGAACCACTTGCTCAAATCTAGAAAGCTGATTTAGAGTGCTACCGAGCCCTGTCTGAATCGTTGTTAAAGGTGTTAAACTGTTAGTAAGTTGCTTAATATTGTTACCAAAAGATTCGAAGTCCACAGTATCTAATGTATCACTAATAACGGGTAATTCGTGGAGAGCATTTAAGGTAGCACCTAATTTTGTATTAAAACCGCTTAGCGGAGTTAAAGAATTAGCCAATGTTTTTATTTGGGAAGCAAACCTATCGAAGCCTGTAAATTCGTTTATTTCTTCCGCTGTTCTTTTGAAATGGCGTAAAGAATTCAATAATCCACTCGCTTGCGTCTTAAAGCCTTGTAAAGGACGAAGAGAAGTAGACAACTGCTTCATCTGTTTGTTGAATGTATCAAAATTAACTCCTTCTAAAGACTTTCCTAAATCTCCAGTCACCCTTTTTAATTTTTCCAACGACTTAGTAAGCGCATCAAGCCCGTCGACCGCTTTTTCCGAGTTTTCTGTTATTTCAATTTGCAATCCTTCTATAGTTATCGCCATCAGCGCTCACCATCCTTCTTCGGTAAATTTAAACTATTAGCCCAGGCTTCAAACATAGCCCTAGCTCTCTGTCTATCCGCTTTTCTTTTAGCCGCCTCAATATCTTCTGACTCTTTCTTCGTTAGAGGATAAGGTCTATCAAGATACGGAAGGGGCTTAGTGCCAGTTTTGGCAAACGCATGGAGTACGGGAGATACCGCACATAAAGCATCGTAAATGTAAGCCCCTTGTAACCATAAGCTCTCATTCTCTCTTTTTTTCCTAATATCAAAAGCTTCCCTGTAATACTTCACTAACAAACAATCATCGTTCCAATATTGGTCATAGGTCATACCTATTGATAGGTAAAAAGGAAAACAGTTATAAAATTGTTCAGTATACGATAATTGGGGAGCGGGTTCTACCAGTTCGCTCCCCACTCCACGTTTCCCTCGTTTTCTTCAGGCTCTTCCATGAGGGCCTCAAGAGGCTCGTTGTACATTTCCGCCAACTTTTGAAGTAATTCCTCTTTATTTGTCATTTTCTCGTAGATAGCGTCAATCTCGTTTCGCTTCATAAACCGATGGTGGGCGAGAAACGCCCCGGCGAATAAGGCGGGAAGAGTTAGCATCGGCTTGTCTACTATGTCACCAATAACAAACCCCTGTCGTTCCATTGTTTCAATAGATTTTCTAGTAAATTCTAGGGTATAATTCTTGCCCTCGAACTCGAAAGTAATCTGTTTAGCCATATATTTTCACCTCGTTAGATCTGTTGTAATTCGGGTCTGGTTGAAGGGGCTATACTGATTACCATTTCAACCACCGCATTTACTTCCGCACCGGTGAGATAAACGGAATGTTCACCTTGCCATACGAATACACCCTCGTCACCATTTTCGCCAAATTCTAAAGCATAATACAATTCTTTACCTTCGTCGGCTTTAACCGCGGTGTAGTCTGCTTTGGTATAATTGCAAGTAAACGACATCTCTCCTGCGGTTTGAATACCATTGATGAACGTCTGCATAGGGTCACTTAACGTAGTGGTTTCGATAAGTTCAGGTGCTCCCCCTAAATCCGGGAAGTTTTTAATATCCACTACCTTTGTTAACGATCCTGCGCTTGTACCCCATTTCAAGGTAACTCCATAAGTGCTAATAGCCATAATTTTCTCTACCTCCTATAAATTCTTTCATCGGCGGAAACTACCGCCGTGTATCTACCTATCATTCGGTAAATAGTAGCATTTTCTAAATTTGGAATAGATTCTTTTAATGTTCTTGTAAAACCCAAT